GCAACCGCCGACACACGGAAGGCGTTACTGAAGTAGTAGTTGGAGAAATAACCGTTGTTGAAGAAAGCCCACGCGTAATTATAGTTATAGCGGACCGCGAGCCAGCGCGCACTAGTTAATTTGACTGATGACGAATCGTCTCCTTTCATTGCGTATAGCGTTTTGTTGACGAGATCAAATCCAGCATAACTCGTATGTCCTGACAGACCGGCTTTCATGTTTCGAATCATCTCAAACGTGTCCTCGACACCCATCATTCGCCAATTCCCAGCATCCAATCCAGGAGAATTGAAATTAATACTTGCGGCAAAATCTGCTGCGGGGAATGTTGTTACGGCTTCGCCATTAATATTAAAATGCTGACGGGTCACTAAATTGCCTGTTTGACGGTCCGTCTTCTTGGCCAAAGCGTATGTCCATTCATTTGCTTTTCCATAGGTTGTTGCCATGCCATATTTGAATGAAGGCCATTTTAGCATAACACATTTCTTGATGTACTCTTCAAATGTCTTATAAACAGCTCTTAATGGAGCGCAGTGACCCTCTTCAAACTGCGTTTTACTGACTACGGTGCCCGCCGTCGTAGGCGTCACATCACTTGTCAGCGTCGCTGTAGACCCAGCGTTACTGCTATAGTATTCTATCAGTCTTTCTGCGTTGGCTCCAGCTCTAATACCATGAGAACCGCCCATTCGTTCAAAACCAACACTTTCTGATATCGCGGGCAACATATACGCCATATTCATCGAAGCAGTTGCTCCAGATGAGACAATGCTGTTCGCTTGACGTACGTGGACCATGTTGTCAGCGATGACAATACAAGAGAGATTTCCCTGGTAATTTTCTGCATATTCGCAATGCCAGTTATAATTCCAACTGGCCCCTGCCGCAGTTCCTCCAGGATTCGCTCTCAACCAGGTATCGAGAGCTGTACAGAAATCAGCCATTGTAGTCGCTGAATATGTAAACGTCCCGATAGTCACTGCTGTATTGTCTTCTTTATGCTGCCTGAAAACAATATTTCTTGAGGTCCCGTCGAGGGTCATTCCTGTTATTTCCCACATCCATGCTGATGCAAATTTTTTGTTGACAGAGCAGTCGTAGTAATGAATAAGTACATCATCACCAAGTCGTTTGATGACAACTCCTACAGGCACATATCCTGACGGGATAGTGCATCCATAGAGTAAATCTCCACCTTTGAGCCATTTCCTTTTATTATTGGAATCAAGATACAGGGCGTCGCCGATTTGCGGATCATCCGTTTCGACAGGGGAACCCTTTGAAGAAAATCTGACATCAAGCATTTTTAGTGTATGTGTATTTGAATCATAGACGCAACGTCCAAGATTCGGAATATTGAGCTGTTTGAGGTTTACGCCGTGGGGATTATCGCAGTTCAGTTCATGTTCTAAGACACGTTGGTCCGAACCGGATTCTATCGCATCGAGTTTAGCCTGTACAGCACCTCGCGTTGGCAAGTTAGCGTCATCATCGGACCATGACGATGTATCACTTGACTTCTTTACGCCATATCCAGAATCTTTCAGGTTTCCGTTTGCGTCTAGCCCAGCAAGGTGGCCGTTCGTCGCTGACGAAACCTTGTCCGCCTTGGTATCGAGGGCAGCTTGCTGGGCGGTGCTTACAGGCTTGTTTGCGTCGCTGGTGTTATCAACGTTTCCGAGACCAACTTGGTCTTTAGTGTGTCCATGAGTACCTGCGGCTACGTCATTCGCTCCCGTTCCAACGTTCTTGCTGGCTGCGTTTCCAAGCGTAGGAAAATCCGTGATGTCCGACGTTGTATGAGTATGGCTGGAGTTTGCTTTGCCGTTTTCAAGCGCTGTAGCACGCGCTGCAAGAGCATCGTCAGCCGCTATTCTGGCATTAGCTTCACTTTGAAGCTGAGCAGAGCTGGCAGTATTATCCGTCACTATATTGACGGCGGTCACGACTCCGTTTGTCACCGTGACTTTTACTTGAACATTGGTCCCATCGCTAGACGTAGCATTACCATCAAGGTCATTTATAGCTGAAGATATGGCGTTATTGCGATTCGTGACTTCGGAGGCAATCGCGGAAGCAATGTCCGCAGGGGTCGCCATGGCATCCAGCTGAGTCTGTACATTGCCAGTCACACCATCAAGACTGTTCAGTTCCGTTACGGTTACATCAATGCCGTCAAGAACATTGAGTTCGGACGCTGTGGCCGTTATTCCTAAGTCAGACAGGGATGTATTGTGCGGGTTGCCGGTTTGTTGGGAATGGTCGTATGCGGTTTTACCACGGTCGCCACGGTATGCGGTTGATGCCGTTTCGCCCAAAGCAAGCGACTGCGGTACTTCGATGTACTGAGAACCGCTCCACCGATAGCAACGGTTTGTAGCCAATTCTACATAGATTTTTCCAGATTCTGGAGCGATAAGAATGGTATGGTTGGCGTCGCTATAGAAGGATCCGTTGTATAGATACCCTTCAATAGTATCATCGACGTAAGAAGGTAACTGAGAGGAAGGCACCTTGCCGTCGTCATCGAGAGTTGCCACGCCGTTCGCGACCCCCTTCTGGGATTTGGGGATATATCCTGAATTGCCTGCGGCATCGTCGATTTTGAGATAGGTGTTCTTGATGACGTTACCGTCGCCGTCCTTTGTCGCCTTTGTTGCCGTGGCGGCATTGCCAGAAATATCAACCGGCAGTGTTTCGCCGTCGTTCACATGTTCCGCCTTGACTGCATCGTTTGCGATATGGCTGCTTTTAACTTTCCCGGAACCGATGCTCACCGTAATAGACACATTGCCATCAAGGAAAGTGGACGCCGATTCCCCGGACACATCGCCTTCAATGGCGAACTTGATGGCTGTTTCAATCCTTTTGGCAAGCAGTGCGGCAATGTTGCCGTTAACATCTTCTAGCTGTGCTACATTGTAATTTTCAGGCATGGAGCCCCCTATAGGTTAGGTCTGTAAAACTTAAGTGTGTTAGTCGCCTGGTATCGCATTCCTACGCCCCAGGCGTTCGCCTTGGCCTTTGCATCGGCCTTGGTCTCGTAAGTGTCGTCAATAGCGTCGATTTGCTCCTGGAGAGCTTCGTCAGCCTGCTCCCTTGCCGCTGTTTCGTTGGCAAGCGCGGCGGTGACAACCTTGTTCTGCACCGGATTTTGCGACACGGAGGACAAGTAGGCGTCAACCCGGAAGTTGTTCATCATGTATTCGACATACGCGATAAAGCGGCTGTAATCGGCAGGAGTAAGTTTCAGGACGGTCTTGAACCTGAATCCATCCCACATGACTACAGTGTTCGCTGTAACAGTCAACACAGGATTTCCCGCAAGAGTACCGGAATCTTTCGCCGTATAGATGTAGCCCGGTTGACGATCGTCTGCATTTATGGCGGCACAAGTCATTTCTCCACGGAAATCAATCTCAAAACCAGCATCGATAGCCCTGTCGATTGATTTTGCGAGACCTTCGGCGACAATTTCGTTAGCAGCGTCCGAACCGCCAGGATGCTCGATATCCTGAAAGTCCTTGAAGTTCTGCAATAGGTCTTTTTTAAGCTGTTCGTATCTAGTCATTGAACACCCACCTTATCTCGGTAAACGGGATTGTCTGATTTTCAAGTTCCTTCACAAGCGTGGCGCAGTCCTCTCTGTTCGCATCCACATGAATCGTCCAGATATACTGTTCTTCGAGGTCATAGACAGGTTCGCCAACTCTCGAAAGTCCCGCCCTGAAAAGTTTATGCGGTTTGTCGATGGTGACGGAGAAGCCCATCTGTTCCGCGATAAACCTGTAATGTTTAGCCGCAATGCCCCACTGCCTGTTTATAGCCACCAGTAGCGTTTGGAGACGTTCTTCCTCGGTTCCGGTTCCCGGGAGACTGTAGGCGTCTTCCCAACGTGCGAGAGTGCCTGCAAGTGTACATGTACTTGCAAACGATTCCTTATGTGCATCGTCAGCCGCATCGACAAGTCTGTCGAGTTCCATGGATACTGCATAATCTTCCGCGTCCATAGGGAGCGGCTTCAGGAGCGAAAGCGCCCTGAAATGCCTGGATTCGAACGGATTGACGGTTTCTTCGCTCATGTTACTCCACGCTCAATGTTCCAAGGATGAATTTTTCGTCGGTACTAGCCACGACCGTCGCGGCGCTACTCCACGCGCCACCGTTCTTCCGGGTAGTAACGCTGTCAGGCAACGCCCCATGCTTAATGGCGAATACGGTAATCTGAGCCGTTACAATCATGTCGCCCGCCTTGAGCTCGGCAAAATACTTCTGCACGTCGGAACGGAACCCGTCATCGTCGAACGAACTCGAACTATCCAAGTGAACCTTAACGTCCACGGTTGTTTCGCGTTGAACCGCCACAAAGATTTCCTTCGGAGCGACGGGCCCTTCTTCTTCGCAGTGGTCGCGTACCGTTTCAATCATCTTCATCGATAGAGTGACGGGTGCCAGGAGAATCCCGACTGTTCCTTTGCCATAGGGGTTCTTGGTACATTTGGCGAAAGTAGCCTTTTCCTGCGTACCGTCATCGGTGTAAAACTCCACTCCATGACACTTGATATCGTGCAAGGATGGAGTCATCCAGTTTTCAAGTGCATCGATAGAAGTGAGAGCAATCTTCCAGTACCTGGCGGAAACGGCATCGAAAGAGTCCATTGCCCACCCGGAAGTGCCAAGAATCGACCGGAGAGCCCATGTCGTAGAATCTTCGGAAGAATACACCCTAAATTCGCCACCACGAATAGTCGTGAAGCCGATTCCCACACCCGAAATCTCTTTGTCTGTGCCGAAATCGACAATTACAGATTCCCCGACGTTATAAGAACTTACCGAAAAGGCTATAGAGTCCTTGTTTTTCGGATCACAAAACGCATCGGCATCGATTGCAATCTGATCGGAAGAAACCATCGACGGAAGAAGCTCAACTACAGAGCCTGAGCTTACAGCTTCAAGAGCCCATCGTTCGTAGTCGGTAATCTTGCCACCGGAAGGAGGCCTGCGTAGATAAGAAAGTACAAACGAAAGCAGTTCTGCACCAGTAAGTCCCTCGACATCCTTTCCGCGTTCCGTGGCGAACTTTTCGAGAGATTCCTTCGACATCGTGGAAGGGAAAATCTGGTCCACAGTCCAGTCGAGCTGCTTGTAAACACCCCAAATGGCAGATGCCGCCACCGAAAAGCGGATATAAGTCTCTGTTCCCTGCGTAATAGTTCCGATCAGGGCGGGATTCATGTTCTCAGCATCGACAATCATGCGCTGGAGAATGGTATCAATACTAATGGCCATCGGAGATCTCCACAAATCTTTCAAAGGTTACGGTTTCGCCCACATAAAGGACGGCTTCGACATGGAGAAGGAGCCGGTCATCGCTCATGTAAGTCGCGGATGCGGTCACGCTGCGCACGTGCTTGTAGTCAATAAGCCACTGCAACGCTTCAATAGCGAACTGTTCGGTCTTGCGGCGAGTCTTTTCGGATGCAGGAGCATTGCGAAGCTCGCGGAACCGGTGGCCAAATTCCGGGCGCTTGAAAAAGCTGCCCTTGACAACCGTGAGCGACATTTCAATTTCTTCTTTGACATTCTCAAAAGTCATACTATACCACCGGAGGAGGAGGGTCAGGAACAATGGGCGGCGTTCCAGGAGAAGACGGGCCGACAGCGGTGCCGTGTACCTGGGGCTTGAGGATTGCACGCAAATTTCTAATGGATCCGACTTCCGCAGGGTTGTCGGTATTGTCCCAGATATCCTTTTTTACGCGAAGGTCGCCATCGATATCCACGCCTTTCGGAGCCTTCATTTCGATGGTTCCGTTCTGCTTGAAAATGATATACTGTTTATCGTCACGATATACGGCGGTTTCGCCTTCCTTGACTTCCGGGCGGTCCTTACCGTCGCTTGCCACGCCTACAATGACGTTTCCAAATTCCAGGAAGAGAATGCGCGACCCGCTCGGCGGTACAGACACAAAGCCGAATTGCTGCATCAGCTGACGACCTTCGACATCGCGACCATTAGCCTTTGCCGACACGTTGCGAAGCTTGCCAGCGATATCCTTGCAGCTCGAAATAATGCTCGTAAAGAATTTCATCACAATGCACCCCCCGGCTGGAGCTCAAGACGCGTGCGCTTACCGTTCTGCCTGTCAAGAGTGAATGTCACCGACTTGATGAGGTAGCTGTCTTTAGCACCGTTAAATTCGTCATCGACATCGACAAAGCGATTGATTTCCCAATTGTTGGAGTTCTGAGAATGACCCTTGACTGTATATTCAAGGCGGATTGAACTGGCCTTTTCCACAGCCATCTGAAGCTCTGCGGTGCGCTTTGCGGGGCCTTCGTTCTCGTTCCAGTTCACGACCAGGGGCTTTGCAAATGGCATTTCGTTGTTCTTGACGGTCGCCATTACGTACTTGATGTCGTTGTCATCTTGGCTTTCACCCATCACTCGGACTTCGCTATGGACTCCATCAATAGTCTTTGTCACGGATCCCTCGATATAGTCCATCTCCGAGCCGTCACCCTTAGCGTGAATCCAAAACAGGGGCTTACCACGAACTAAAGGCTTGTCAAAGCAGAATTTGCCTTCTGGAGTTGCCCAAAACAAGTATCCTTGCGAGTTGGCGGCACGCTTGATGACCTCGAAAACAGTATCTCCCGGGGACAGTTGAACGAATTTTCTGCTGACATTGGCCTTTTTCGCCCCGGAATAATACTCGAAATCCTTCTTTCCGATGAATGGGAGCCCACGCACCAGCTTTTCAGCAAGAGCGTCGAGCTTCGTAGGAAGCGTCGAAAACTTTGTTACGCAGGAATCGACCATAACGGACGCCACAGAACGACCTTCAAAGGAAAGCTTGGGGCCGCTTCTAGAGAGTTCCCGCTTGACGGTATCGATGATTCCCGCCATCACGACCTTTCTGTTAACGAATATGGTGCATGCGTCACCTGCTGAAATGTTATACTTGGAGTCCGCCTCGAATGAGAAGGAGCCTTCGGGCGCGAATAAGTCCTGTGTAATGCTGTAGTTCACGAACTTGTCCATCCGGGAGCCGTTCACGGCAACGATAACTTCATCCTTGTCATTTATCATAGACTAGCACCTCGCCGTTCATAAAAGTGGGATTCTTGACAGCGTTAAGCGCACAAAGACGTTCTGCCGCCTTGTAGCCAAGTCCGTTGTCCAAGCACACACGATGGAGAGGCGTTTCATGCTGCAACATGACTTTCTTCGTGGTCATGTACTCCATCTTGATACGCAACACAGCTTCGCTAAGGGTCGCAGCCTGTTTCTTGAGCCGTTCCGGGCAAATGGCAACAGGGAGAACCGTATTGATGAACTCGCGGACCGTGGCCACGCTATCTTCGAGTTCGGCAGGTGTGACTATATATGCAGGCTTCGTCTCGGCAATTTCCCTTCCTTCAGCATCGTCGGAAACAACGCTTTCGGCGGCAATGGATTCACCCATCCTTCTTTCGTCGTCGCTGATCTGCTTCGCAGTCTCGTTTGCAAGCGTAGATGCAGCAAGAGTCGCGTATGCCGCATATACAGGAGAGCCGGCAAGACTTACAAGCATATCGGACATATTCGCTGCAAGAACCGCCGTGGAACTCTTAGATTTCGTCGCCCGGCGAGCAAGACCCGAGAACGAGTCGCAGCATCCCTGCAAACTCTCGGTCAACTTGCCCGAAAGTGTGCCCATGTAGTCTATCGTCGTATTTATCGCATCGATAGGGGCCTTTACAGTAGTGATAACGCCCTGGATTTTCGCCATCGCAGACTGGACGCCCGATGCAAATGCACGCGCGGCATCGCCAAGGGCACCCCACACATCAAGCAGTGACCAGTCGGAATCTTCGACATCAGGAACCCCGGCCTTCTGCATGTCGTTGGCGATGGACGCCTGTACATCGGCATTCGCTTCCTTCGCCTCTTCGTAGGTCACATCAGTCGGGTCGGTAAAGGCCTGGGTTTCTTCCTGGAGATTCGCTATTTCGAAGTCGAACTGAAACTCCGCATATTTCCTGCGCTTGTCAGAGGCAAAGGAAACATTTTTCGGATATCCATAAAGAATCGTATCGTGGTCGGGGTGATACAGCTCTACAGGTTCCGGGAAATACGAAAGGAACCAGTTTCGGAGCGCACTGTAGTTTTTATCGTAGTCTTCGTTAGTGATGATGCACGAAAACCTGAAAACTTCGGGATTTACGCCCATGTCTTCAAGCTCAGCGCCATTCTTGTACGGATAGGTCGTTTCGGCCATGGCGTGGCTGATCTCGTCGCTGATGTTCGTCAGCTTCAAGTTCCACTCACCGAGCGTGCATTCTCTAGCTTCTTCTGCCATTTACCTACCCATCCCCGGCGTATTCTGCACCCTGATGTTTGCGGGCTTGCCGCCGTCGCTCTGTGCGGTAAAGCGATTGTTTGACGCATCGAGATTGATGACTATGTTCGGAGCCACAGTCAAATTTTTCATGTATTCTTGAGCGGACACACGTTGTGCACCGCTTGCAATGTCGCGTTTCATCAGTTCGCGAGAAACGTCCAGCTGAGCATAGAGTTTATCGAGCTTCTTCTGTGACGGCAAAAAGCTCGTTTCTTCTTCGTTGATGGCCTTCAGCGTTTCGTCATAGCGTTTAGCGTGGACGTTCTTGCCGTACTTTTCTTCAAAACTTTTGGCGTTCGTGTCGATGGTATTGGCGGCAGTCTTGCGGGATTCGGCAACTACATTACGCCACTCCATAAAGGCTTGACCAAAGTTGTAGATTTGCCCCATTGCCCAGGATGTTGCAGCCCCCATAACAGACATTGCCAGAGGCGAACTTCCAAGTCGGTTCAGACCTGCACGGGCGCTGGAAAGGCCTTGACGAAATCGCCCCACTTCCTTGGTAGTCGTTTCCATCGCTGTCGCCGTCTTCCGGGTGGTAACCGGGAGATCGTCATCGTCCATGTAGTTTGCACTACCCATGCCGCCACCCATGTTGACGACGAATACTTTCTGGACACCGCCCGCAGCCGCTTCAATAGCATCAGCGGTCGCGTTGCCGTTTTTCCTGGACCAGAAGCCCTTCAAGTCTCCGACAAGGCCGCCAAAAGACTTGACAAACTCGCCAACTTTGACAGCCACTAGAGCACCAGCGGCTACCGTCATAGCCTTAAATCCAGCCGTAACAAGACCTTGATGTTCTCCAAGGTATTTAAGAGCGTCTGAAAGCTGATTTACAGGCCCTGCAAGGTTCGTGTCGGCAAATTGCAGTGCAACGGCCTTCATCTTGTTCACGTTCGTGTTGAAATCGTCAGACGTTTTTTGAAAACGCTTGTCGAGTTCCTCGGTGTTGTTCATGCCGTCTTGACCGCTCTTGGTAATGGCATCGAGCGTTTGCCAACCATTCTTGTATTCAGCCATTACAGGGGTGAGAGCCTTCAAAGCCGATGCTCCGAACATCGGCGATATCTTCTTGATGTTGCCGTCAGTCTTCTCCATCAACTGGCGCATGATGTCGTCGAAATCGTTTAGATTCCCGTCTTTATCGAATACACGCACTCCAATCTTTTTAAGGTCTTTCGCCTTGCCGATAAGTTCATTGAACAAAGACGAAACAGATGTAGTGAGTTCAGCTTCGCTTTTGATGGAAGTGTTCATCACCTGCAAGTAAGCCCCGAAATTCGCGAACTGGTCTTGCGACTTGATGCCAAACGACGATGCCGCCGCAAGCAAAGCCTTGCCTTCGGCAGCGAACTTTTGCAGAGTGTATGAGCCTTGGTCGCCCTGAATGATGAGGGAGTTGAACGAACTTGCAATTTGTTCCGCACCCCAACCCATTGACGTTTTCATCGAAGCCGCGACGGCGGCAAGTTCATCGACGCTGGCCCCGGAAGCCTTAGCGGCCTTAGCAAGCGTTTCTCCCATCTGTTCAGAAAAGTCAAAGTCGCCTGTAACTTCGCCAATGCGGGAAATGCCTGCCAAAATGGTATCTGCATCCACCCCGGTCTCGACCGCCATTTTATGCAGCGAATCGCGGAACACCTTCGTGTCCGCGTCGCTTTTCTTTGCGGCCATCCCATAGTACATGAGCGATTCGGAAAGGTCGCCCACGTTCTTGATGGCCATGCCAAGACCACCGCCAAGAACCAACGAATTGAATGGCGTAACCATGCGGTCCGCAAGCCCCTTGAGGGAACTTCCGACACGGGCAATGCTTGCACGGGCACGAGAGCCAAAGCTGTCAATGGCGGCAGAAGATTGTTTCAAGCCGTTTTGAAGCTTAGTCGGATCTGCACCAATCCGCAATGTAACGCTATTGTCAGCCAATGCTCTGCCATCCTTTATCGTTATCGACCAAATAGCCCTTCATCGCAAAGACGAGGAGCCATTGGGCGTCGTTTAGTTCTCTTGCGGGGCAACCAAAATACGCAGAAGCTTCCAGGCTACAGGCAAGCTTAAGACTTTCGAGCGAATCTGGTCCGGTTTTTTTTTGAGAATTTCCTTGAGCTGTTCAAATTCGTCATCCGAGAGCTTTTCCAGGTTCGGGTCGTTCTCGTCGGAGAAGGCATTGTAGGCATCGCACAAGGCTTTCAGTTCATCATTGGTGCACAGGGTTCGCATGTGCTCGGCGCTCTTGAAAATCGGCTTACCCGTTTCAGGGTCAGAGAAAGCCCGCCACATACCGTGCACAGCTTCCTGTTCGCGGTAGTCCGCCAGGTTCTGCATGCCGATTTCGATGCCGTCACGCTTGAACTCTTGCTGGTTATCGACTTTCGCCTTGCGGGCTTCGGAAACTGTCAAGAGCCTCATGCGCACTTTCAAATCGGGAATGCCTGGCCACTCAATATCCTTGGTGGCCTCGTGGGCATTCTTGATCTGGTCGATAATTGCAGATTCTTCGACATCGACCTTTTCGGCTGCATCGTGAGCGGCTTGAATTTTATCAGAAAGTTCGCTCATCAGCTAACCTTACGTTTTGCGGCGTAAAATTCGAGTTGGGATTCCTTGGCGGTCTTGCCGTCAACCTCGTTCGGAGTGGACTTGAGAAGATGAACTCCGGTAAACGTGACTTTCGAGCCGCCGACGTAATTCACGATGACGGTCCATCCCTTGTCATTCTTGTCTTCTTCGGCAACCCAATCGATGTCTGCACCCGATTGCGGCAAGTAAGTAATCGAGAAACCGTATTTCTTCGGTACTTTAACAAAGTCTTCGCCGTTGAAGTGTTCTACGGTCTGGGTGGTCTCGATTTCGTTTTCCTTGAACTTCGAGAAGTCGGTAATTTCAGAGCCGTCCTTGACGAGGGAAAGAGAAGTAATTCTCATGGTTCACTCCTTAAAGATAAAGGTCGATGGTGTTGTAAATCTGATTAAGGCCAGGCACGACAGGAGCAGGGATTTGGCAGAGCATGCGGCCCGGTTCATTCTTGGATTCCTGCGTGATGAACTGGTCTGCGTAATCATCGATGTAGCGCAGGATTTCTTCATCTTCAAGATCTTTTGCAACTTTCTTGTTTTCTTCGTTGATGGAGTCCGCAAGGAGTGCATGGATGACCTTGTTTTTGAACTTCGCCTTGTGCGTAGAAAGAATTGCATCGCGGAAGTAATCAAGCGAGGCGATAACGCCTGTGTCGATAAGCTTGGTAAAGCGCACACCGCTATTATTGCTCTTCGTTGTCACGGCACGCACGATGCAGAGCAGGCCATCTTCTTCCGCCAGCGGAATCACACCTGCGTAAAGCAGGACATCCTGTTCTTCGCCGCTCCACTTGTCTTCGATTTCGGGGATTGCAAGTCCCGGAATGGCAACGCCGTTCATCGGGACGTTCGGCTTGGAGTTGCTTGCGAAAATAGCACCGAGACCAGCCGCGATTTCCCACACGGTAGCGTTGAGCTTGGTCTTGACCGCCGCGATATGCAGGCGTTCATAGTTATGCTTGAGTGCTTCGGTCTTGGCGGCAGTAGCCGTAGCCGAGACCATAGCGCAGACGGCACGCTGGCCACGCTGTTCAAGCGGTGCAGCGGCAGCTTCAAGATGCGTCTTGAGGTAGCCGAGGTTCGTTTCGTCATTCACCGGGGAAACGATGATGTGGAAACGTTCAGGGAAGGCGGCGGCAAGGGCAGTCGTAAGGTCAACCGTACCGACGCCAGCCGTGGCGCTCACAGCGCCTGCGGTAATGCCAGTCGCTTCGGATGTCACGGACACGTTCAGGCCACCCATAGCAGCGGACACATACGCACCGGCGCACTTTGCAGTGAGAGTGACCTTGGCAGAAGCGGCTTCGGCGGTGACAGGCGCGTCGGGAGTGTTGTTCACTTCGGCGGCAAGAGCAGTCGCGACAGCTGCTGCGGTGTCTGTCTTGGCGACCCCCACGCTAATCTTTTGACCGTTGATGATGACGGAAACAATGCCAGCCGCAGTAGCCGTCCCGGAAAGAGTACTTTCCCACGTAGCGGCAGAACCCGACACGGAGGCATGTCGCAAGAGCGTAATCTGGGCATACTTCCAGGCTTTCTTTGCAGCCTTGTACATCTGCATAAGCACGGAACCCGAACCGGCAAGCGCAATGGCTTCCTGTTCGCTGGAAACTTCAGTCGGCTTGCAAGCCGCAAGAGACCCCGCAGAAGACACGTCGCCAATGAGCAGCACCTTCTGGATGTTGGCGGGGAGACCGTTCGGGCCTGCGTAATAGTTGTAGCCCGTGTAAGTGCCCGGAATCATCGTTTCCGGGATGTTAGGATTCAGGTTCATTGTTTACCTCGTTGAAAATCACTGTGCCCTCGGCAAGAGTCTCATTATCAGGCGTTTCACTCTTGAACGTAGAGCAGATAGAAAGCAGTTCCCTGTAGTTTTGTTCAGCGGACTCAGGCACAACCGTGAACTGCGTTGTAAATTCAATCTCGATCACCATGCAGGCTACAGCCACATGCTCTGCGGTGGTCACTTCACGCCAATCGCCAACAATCAAGGGCATTATATCAAGCCCCAAGTCGTTATGGTGGAGCTTGCCGATGACATAGCGAACAGCCGGGTGCGCCAACTTTCGGCGCTCTTCTTCGTTCGCGACATTCTTGAACACGAGCGAAACGACAATCTTTGCCTTTTCCTCAATCTTGCCACTCATGTCAGGCTCGGAATAATCACCCGAAACAACAGCACACGCAAGACCCGGACGGGAAAGGGCTGAAATGTTATGCGACACGTCAATCGCCTTGAAGTTCATGGGCGTGTTGTTGTCGCGTAAAAGGTCCTTGATAGCCTTTTCAATCACGTAGTCATTCGTCACGGCTACAGGCATCAGAACCTCATGGAGCTAAGCGAAAACATGGCGGGCCCACCATCGACCTTGGAGGCAACGGAAAAGCCCGTTTCAGTAACAGGTTCATCGGGATCTACACCGATATCCTGTTCGCCATCGGCAATGCGGATAAGCAGCTTGATGGCATTGTCGTAGCGGAGCTTCATACCGTCAGTGATATTCAGCTCCGTCACGCGTTCGTACAGGTTATAGATGCTCAGGTCAACGCAGACCATGCGCAGCACTTCCGGGACACTCTGGAACGGACGCGGGAAACGCTTCCTCACGTAAGAGTCGATAAGCGTTGAACTTTCCTTGATGGCCTTTTCAACGATTGCGACCTTGACCTCTCCGGTGGCGTTCGGTGCAAGGTCATCGGTGACCTCGACCAGACGCGCTTCGGGGATGTGCCCCTGAATGTCCTCGTAAGTGCAGTAGCTCATGCGTTACCTTAAGCAGCCTTCTTGACGATGTTCTTCAAGAGGAAGCCTGCATCCTTGCCGACAACAACTTCCTTCTGGTAGAAGCCGGCCTTGATGATTTCGGCACCCTTGAGACCAATCTTTTCGTCTTCGATGATGGTGGCAAAGCGGTCGCCAATCTGTGCGGTCATACCCCAGGCAATGCCTTCCTTGAGCGTGGAAAGCGGTTCGGAGTAGTGAGCCCAGATGTTATCACCCCAGCAACGGGCAAGCTGCGGATTCTTGGCATTCTTGGTGGTGTTCACGCGGGCTTCACCGATGAGGATTTCATCAACTTCGAACAAGGCCTTGATCTGTTCGCGACTTGCGACACCTGCACCGTTGGAGTTCGGATATACAGAGCGGAGCACGTTCGGGTCAGTGCGGAGTTTCGCCCACACGACAGAGTTCATGCCAATCACGTTCGGACGGGCGAGCGGCTTTTCAAGGTATTCGAGAATCGTTTCCACGATGTTGAAGCCGTCCGCTCCGATACCCTGGGCGTTTTCGTAAGTGTGGGTAAGGCCATCGCCATAGTTCGAAGTGTCCTGCACAATGCCCGCAACACGCATTTCACGACCGAGATACACCTGGTTCATCAAGTATTCAAGGCTCGTATTCACATAGCGTTCCTTGTTCTTGATCTGGTCAATATCTTCCTTAGGCACGATAATCTGCAAACCCTGGGCTTCGGCAACTGCGGCTTTTTCCGTTCCCGAAAGGTGGATGATATTCGGTTCAGA